GATTCTCTGGATCCATCTTCCGCCGTAAACTACGCCAGAACGTTCAACTCTGCATTTCTTGAAAATCTCGTTTGGGGTGGTGGTGCGTACTTTCACGAGTCAGGATCCACATTCTTTGCGACCGGGTGCCTTGAGGTGTTTTCGAAGTTCTCGACCTGTCCTAATGTGGTCAAGTCCGGCCCGTTCGAATCAATGCTAGAGCAGCAAAAGATCGGTCCAGGAATGCATGTTCTCGCCTGATTCCCATCCCCTGCCGGTGATGATTGACCACGGTGTGCGCGTGTCATCCAGCCGGAAACCGACCATGGCGGCATGCTGACCACCGACCCCACCGACCTTGCCGGACTGGCGCGCGCTGAGCGCGCGGCGGGCGACAAGGCGGCCCGCGATGCCAACCAAGAGCGCGACGACCTGGCGTGGCTGATGAGTGGCCCGCGGGGGCGGCGGATCGTCTGGAGGCAGATCGACCGGGCGGGTGTGCTCACTGGCAGCAGCTTCAGCCCGGACGCGATGACCATGGCCTTCGCTGAGGGCGTCCGGAACCCGGCGATGCGACTGCTTGGCCTTGTGCTGCCGATGGACGAGTTCGCGGTGATGGTGCGTGAGAACACGCCGAAGCCCGCGACCAACGAGGAACGCGAAGATGAGTGACGCAGCGGCCACGGCTGCACCGACCGAACCGGCTGCCGCGCCTGCGGCTGCCTCGCCCGCAACGTCCCAGGCGCCCGCGGCGTCGTGGGTGGATGCGCCCACTGACGCCACGCCGGCCAGCGCCGCAGCCCCCGCATCCGATGCCGCAGCGAAGCCCGCCGGCACGGATGCGGCCGCAGGCGAAGCGAAGGCCGAGGAAGCGAAACCGGAGCGGGCCGCCCCGGAGTCCTACGAGTTCAAGGCGCCCGAGGGCGTCGAGCTGAACCCGGCTCTGCTGGGCGAGTTCGAGGGCTTGGCCCGCGAGCTGAACATGCCGCAGGACGAGGCCCAGGCCATCGTTGAGCGCATGACGCCCAAGATCCAGGCGCGCATGCAGGCGCAGCAGATCGAGATCATGGCGCAGGCCCGGGCCGACTGGCTGCAGCAGATCGAGGCCGATGCCGAGATCGGCGGGGCTGCCAAGCAGGCGTCTCAGGCCAGCGCGGCAAAGGCGCTGCACCAGTTCGGCACCCCCGAGCTGCGTGCGCTGCTCAAGGACTCCGGCCTGGAGGCACACCCCGAGGTCGTCCGCTTCTTCTCCCGCGCGGGCAAGGCGATCAGCGAGGACTCCTTCGTCTCTGGCCGACCGCCTACCAAGTCCACCGCTCAAGCCCTCTACGGGGCGAGCAACATGAACCCCTGAACGGAGCCCAACCATGGCAACGATCTCCTCCGCAACCATGCCCACCCTGGCCGACCTGGCCAAGCGCATGGACCCCGACGGCAACATCGCCAAGGTCATCGAGATGCTGGCCCAGCGCAACCAGATCCTGGATCTGATGCCGTGGGCTGAGTGCAACGACGGCACCGGCCACAAGACCACCGTGCGCACCGGCCTTCCGACGGCGACGTGGCGCCAGCTGAACTACGGCGTGCCGTCCAGCAAGTCGGGCACCGTGCAGGTGCGTGACGCGACCGGGATGCTGGAAACCTACGCCAAGATCGACAAGGCGCTGGCTGATCTCAACGGAAACTCGGCTGCATGGCGCATGAGCGAGGAAACGCCTTTCCGCGAGTCGATGAATCAGAACGTTGCCTCGACGGTGTTCTACGGAGACACCCGCGCGAACTCGGAGCGGTTCATGGGGCTGGCGCCGCGCTTCAGCGACTCCACCGCCGAGAACGGCCGCAACATCATCAAGGGGGGCGGCAGCGGCTCCGACAACACGTCCATCTGGCTGTTGGTGTGGGGAGATAACACCATCCATGGCCTGTATCCGAAGGGCAGCCCGGCCGGACTGCAGATGCGCGACCTGGGAGAGGACACCGCCAGTGACGGAAACGGCGGCGAGTTCCAGATCCTGCGCACGCACTACAAGTGGGACTGCGGCGTGAGTGTGCGCGACTGGCGCTACATCGTCCGCATCCCCAACATCGACGTGTCGGATCTGACCAAGAACGCATCGTCCGGCGCCGATCTGCTGGACCTGATGGCCCAGGCACTGGAAGTGGTCGAGGACCTGAACATGGGAACGCCCGCGTTCTACGGAAACCGCACCATCGCCAGCTACCTGCGTCGGCAGATCGTCAACAAGGTGGCGTCATCCACCCTGTCGACGGGCGAGGTGCTGGGCCGCAAGGTCATGATGATGGGCGAGGTGCCCTTCTACAAGACTGACGCCATCCTCAACACCGAGGCGACGGTCGCCTGATCGAAGGAGCACACCATGTACATCGACAAGAACCTGCGCTTCTCCTCGTCCCAGGCCCTGTCTGGCGCCAGCGGGACCGCATCGACCGACCTGCTCGACCTGGGCGCTGATCGTGACCTGACCGCCCTGGGTCGCCCGCTCTATGTGGTCGTGGTTGTTGAGGCCAGCGGCGGCACGTCGCCGACCTTGCAGGTGATCCTGCAGACCGACGACAACAGTTCGTTCAGCTCGGCAGCGGCGATCTACACCGGCCCTGCGCTGGCCCAGGCCACGAACCGCGCGCAGATCATCCCGATGCCGCACGAGAACGAGCGGTATCTGCGCCTGACCTACACCCAGGGCGGCACCAGCCCGACCGCCACGGTGTCGGCGTTCATCACTGACAGCCCGCAGGCGTGGCAAGCGACGGCTGACGGGATCTGACCGTGGCTGGCCCCGTTGAGGTGATCGCGCTGCGCCGGGGCTACTACGGCTCTTTGCGCGAGGCCGGAGAGACGTTCGTCGTGGCGTCAGCGGCTCACGTCGGCAGTTGGATGACTCTGGTTGTCCGGCCGGTTGAGGCCGCAGCACAGGCCGCCAAGCCGACCAAGCCGCCGCGCAAGACTGCGAGCTGACGCGCTGGTGATCTGACCAACCAAGGGGGCCGCGCGCCCCCTTCTTTCATGGAGCGCCCATGAGCACCCCTGTCGACATCTGCAACCTCGCGCTGGCCCGGCTTGGTGACGAGGCCAACGTCCAGAGCATCAGCCCGCCGGACGGATCCACCCAGGCGGCGCTGTGCGCGCAGTTCTACCCCATCGCCAGAGACACGGCGCTGACCATGAGAGCGTGGACGTTTGCCACAGTGCGGGCGCCGCTGGCGCTGCTGGTGGGTGATGCCTATCACTCGCCGTGGTCCTACGCCTACGCCATCCCGAATCAGTGCCTGGGCGTGCTGAAGGTGCTGGCCGCTGATGCGGCACACGATGTGGCGGTGAGTGGCGCGGCCATGCCGCAACCGTTCCGGGTCGAGGCGCTGGCGGATGGGCAGGTCGCTGTGCTGACCAACACGCCGGATGCCGTGGCGGTCTACTCAGCGCGGGTGGAGGATGCAGGGAAGTTCACCCCGCTGTTCGTTGATGCGCTGTCCTGGCTGTTGGCGTCGTACCTGGCTGGGGCGATCATCAAGGGCGATGCCGGGCGGGCCGCGTCACGATCCACCACCGAGGCGTTTCATCAGGTGCTCGGCACGGCTTCGATGCGAGACGCGGCGCAGCAGTACGTGCCGGCCAGCGTGTCGGCCTCCTGGATCTCGGCGAGGGGCTGACGATGGCGCAGGTTCGCACGCTGTCAAGGGCGTTCAACTCTGGCGAGATCACGCCGGAGCTGTGGGGGCAGATCGACAAGACCCCAGCGCAGACCGGCCTGGCCAGGTGCCGGAACTTCCTCGTTCTGCCTCACGGCCCGGTGGCGAATCGGCCCGGCACCGGGTTCGTGCGCGCGGTCAAGACGCCAGCGCGCAGGGCCCGCCTGATCCCGTTCGTCTTCTCGCGCGATCAGGCCTTCGCGCTGGAGTTCGGCCACGAGTCGCTGCGTTTCCACGCGCTCGGATCGACGCTGATGTCTGGAGCGGTCCCTTACGAGCTGGTCACCCCGTACCACGAGGCGGACCTGTTCAGCCTGCGCTACGTCCAGAGCAACGACGTGGTGACGATCACGCATCCGAACTACGCGCCGCGCGAGCTGCGCCGGCTGGGGGCGACATCGTGGTCGCTGTCGGCTATCGGCTTCGGGCCGACGCTCTCAGCCCCGGCGTCTCCTGCCGTTGTTGCGTCCGGGTCTGGGTCTACGACCTACTCCTACGTGGTCACGGCGGTGGCCGGGTCGACGCTGGACGAGAGCTTGCCGACGGCTGCTGTCACCTGCACAAACGACCTGCTGACCAGCGGAAACTTCAACACCATCAGCTGGACCGCGGTATCCGGTGCGACCCGGTATCGGGTCTATAAGGCATCGAACGGCCTGTTTGGTGGGCTGCATGGCTACATCGGAGAGACCAAGGGGACCACGTTCCGAGACGAGAACATTGCGGCGGACCTGAGCTACACCCCACCGGAAGGAAACGCCCCGTTCGGTTCTGGGGGGAACTACCCGACCGCGTGCAGCTACTTCGAGCAGCGGCGCGTCTTCGGCGGAACGCTGGCGGCTCCGGCCAATGTGTGGATGACCAAGAGCGGCACCGAGTCGAACCTGAACTACTCGATCCCGACGCGTGACGATGACGCCATCTCGATGCGCATGGCGGCTCGGGAGTCGAACGCGATCCAGCACATCGTCCCGCTGGGTGACCTGCTGGCCCTGTCTGGGGCGGCCGAGTGGCGCATTGGCAGCAACGAGGGGGCGGCGCTGTCGCCGTCGAACCTGCGCGTGCGGGCTCAGTCCTACGTCGGCGCTGGCCAGGCCACTCCAGTCGTGATCGGCAATGCCGTGGTGTTCCCGGCGGGGCGCGGCGGCCACATTCGGGAGTTGGGCTACAACAGCGACGCGGGCGGCTACGTCACGGGTGACCTGTCGATCAAGGCCCCCCACCTTTTCGACAACTTCGACATCGTGGACATGGCCTACCAGCGCTGCCCGATGCCGGTTGTGTGGGCCGTCAGCACCACGGGTCTGCTGCTGGGGATGACCTACGTCCCTGAACAGCAGGTCGGCGCCTGGCACTGGCACGACACCGGCGCGGCCGGAGCATTCGAGTCGGTATGCGTCATCCCTGAAGGCGACGAGGACGCGCTCTACGCCGTCGTGCGGCGCACCATCAACGGCGCGGAAGTGCGCTATGTCGAACGCATGGCGTCGCGCACATTCATCGACCTGGCCGATGCGTTCTTCGTGGATGCCGGAGGAACCTACTCGGGCGCAGCAACCACGACCATCACTGGCCTGACGTGGCTGGAAGGCCAGACCGTTGCCGTGTTGGCGGATGGAGCGGAGCACCCGCGGCGCGTGGTCACCGGCGGGGCGATCACCCTGGACTGGCCGGCGAGCAAGGTGCACGTCGGGATCCCCATCGAGGCCGACATGATGACGCTACCGGTCGCGGTGGAGGCGCAGGCCTACGGACAGGGCCGGGTGAAGAACGTGAACCGGGTGTGGATGCGCGTGCACCGGTCCGGCGGGATCATGGCGGGGCCGGAGTTCGACCGGATGACCGAGCTGAAGTGGCGCCAGGCTGAGCCCTACGGTTCTCCGCCTCGTCTTGCATCCGACGAGGTGAGCCTTGCCATCGCCGCCGGCTGGCAGTCTGGCGGGCACGTCTGCGTCAGGCAGGCCAAGCCGCTGCCGCTGACCATCGTCAGCATGAGCATGGAAGTCGAGATCGGCGGGTGAGCCGCGCCGTCCTGCTGCCACCATCGCCTGCCTCTGTTGAGTGGGTGGCGACTCGCCTGCGCCGGGCGGACGTGGATGAGATGGCGCTGATCCACGGCGTCGACGCGGATGACCT